ACTTGTTAATGCATCTTTAGTAGGAGCAGCAAGAGAACAGTTTGTATGGGCTGATTTAGATGGTCGAAGATATGCAGCAATAGGGACAAACAAAGTTTTAATTATTTATTATGAAGGAGCTTTTTACGATATAACACCTTTAGGCACAGCTTTAACTGGTTGTACATTTGACACTGTAAACACTTCAGCGACAGTTACTGTAAACAAAGCAGCACATACATTACAACCTGGGGATCTGTTTACATTTACTTCAGTGACACCTCCCGTAGGTGCTGGATATGTAGCTTCAGATTTTACAACAAATACTTTTCAAGTAGTCACTGTCCCAGACAGTGATTCATTCACTATTACAATGGCTAGCGCAGCAGGGACAACGGTTAGCGGAAGCGGATCTGCAACAGTCAATCCGTACATAAGTGCAGGTGCTTTAGGTTTTACTTACGGCTTTGGTTGGGGAACAGGACTGTGGGGGGGAGGTCAACAAGTATTTGGAACTTTAGATGGAGCTTTATTAGACGACACCGCAGGTACTGGAGGTGTTGGGACATCAATTACACTAGCATCAACAACTGGATTTCCAACTTCTGGAACAATAAAAGTTGGCGCAGAATTTATTTCTTACACAGGTATATCTACAAATGATTTAACTGGTATTACGAGAGATGTTGCAGGCACTAGATCTGCTCATGCGTCTGGATCCGGTGTTGAATATTACATTGGTTGGGGAGAAGCATCTTTATCTTCTACCTTAACGATAGATCCTGCATCTTGGTCTTTAGATAATTTTGGAGAAAATTTAATTGCGACTATTAAAAATGGTAAAACGTTTGAATGGAATCCAATCAACTCAAACCCTAATGCATTAACTACAAGAGCAACTGTTGTAAGTGGTGCGCCTACAAGATCTGTTATGTCATTAGTTTCAGATAGAGATAGACATTTACTTATGTTAGGGACTGAAACTACAATCGGTTCTTCAGGTACTCAGGATAAAATGTTTATAAGATTTTCTGACCAAGAAAATATAAATGATTATGCACCAACTTCAGTAAATACAGCAGGTACTTTTAGATTAGATTCTGGAACCAAAATTGTTGGAGCTGTAAAAGGAAAAGATTATACATTAGTTTTAACTGATAATTCAGCTTATGTAATACAGTTTGTTGGTCCACCTTTTACTTTCTCCATTAGACAAGTAGGTTCTAATTGTGGAGCAATAGGACAACACTCAATAAAATATGTTAATGGAGCTATATATTGGATGGGTGAATCTGGTGGTTTTTTTGTTTATGATGGTACTGTTAAATCTTTACCTTGCCTAGTTGAAGATTTTGTATTCACAAGTAAAGGAGATAACCTTGGAATTAATTATCAAAATGGTGAATCAGTATACGTAGGACTTAATCATTTGTATGAAGAACTTACTTGGTTTTATCCAAAAGCAGGTTCATCTTTTAATGATAGATGTGTTACTTACAATTATCAAGATCGTACGTGGACAACTGGTTCTTTAGCAAGAACTACTTGGACAGATGCAAATTTATATGATTTGCCTTATGCAACTGAATTCAATTCAACAAATACACCGACCTTTCCTTTAGTACAAGGTGTAACAAATATAAATGGTGGAACTATTTATTATGCTCACGAAGTAGGAACAGATCAGGTAGATTCTTTAGGCAACAAAACAGCTATTAATGCTTTTATACAATCAGGTGATTTTAATTTGGGTGATGGACAAGTATTTATGAGCGTGAGAAGATTTGTACCTGATTTTAAATTAATTACAGGTGATGCAGAGATAACGATAAATTTAAGAGATTACCCGTCTAATAATGCTGCATCGTCTCCTTTAGGACCGTTTACAATCACGGGTTCAACTGATAAAGTCGATACACGTGCAAGATCTAGGTTTGCTAGTTTAAAAATAGCTAACACTTCTACAGATCAAAACTGGAGATATGGTACTTTTAGAGCTGACGTACAACCTGATGGAATGAGAGGATAATGGATCCAATAACACAAAGAATTTTAGATCAACAAAGAGCCATAACACAGGACCCTAACTTTAGTGGCTATCAACCATCAGTTCCTGCAGAAGGTATTGCGGCTTTTGATTCAACTCCTGTAAATCAAGATATTATGTTTCAAGATACGCTTGTCCAAGATAAGCCACCTATAGATGTTAAGCGGTTAGCAACCAATGTTGGTAAAAAAATGGTAACTGATTTTGCTATTAGAAAATTAGGACTTGATGGATTAAAAGGGAATATTTTTAAATCAGTAATTGGAGGAAACGCAATTGGTTTTTCTAATCCTCTTACAGCAGCTTTTACAGTAGGTTCATTATTACCAGACTCGGCAAAAGGACTTGCCGCTATTTTAAGAAACAACAGGGCACAAAAAGCTATTGAAAGAGATATTATGCGAGACATACAAGGAAAAATAACCACAAGTAATCCACGTATTACTAATATGCAACCTACTAATCAAGACATTTACCGAGGCGGAGGTGGTGATCCTGGACCAAAAACAACTTCTACAAAATCAACTTCTTCAACCCCCTCTAGACACACGTCTGGAGCCGGTGGACTACATTCAGGATACTAGTAATGGCTAGAGTAGATATAATAATACCTGAACCCACTCCTCAGTACACAGAAGAAAACCAAAGACAAGTCGCTCAGTCTTTACGAACGATGCAAGATAAGTTAAATACATCTTATCAACAAGAATTAAAAAACGAGACTGATACTTTTAATTATTTTATGCAATGACAATTAGATACAAAAGCGATACATTTGATTTGACTACAACTAATGTAACTACTATTTTAACGTGTCCATCAGATGCGACTATTATTGTAAAATCCTTACAAGCAAGTCATCAAGATGCATCGAATGTAGATGTTGATGCTTTTTTACAAAAATCTGGTGGATCAGACGTAGAAATAAGTCATGTTCAGTTAAATAAAAGTTTTACTAATTTAGTTAGCTCAAGCTTAAACATGGAAGCTAGTGATATTTTAAAATTGCAAGCAGATACTGCTGATGAAATTACAGGATGTGTCAGCTATGCTTTAATAGATAGATCTCAGGAGAATGGCTAGAAAATTTAAAGACTTTGTAGAAAGAGATAAACCTAGGAAACGTCCTGGTCGTCATAAAAAAAGACTTAACAAAAATGAGAAAAGAGATTATAAACCATATAACAAACAAGGAAGAAAACAATGAGCGATCTCGTAAAAATACCTGCGGAAGCAAAAGAGATTATCAAACACAAAAGAAATGGACAGGTGTATGCTACTAAAGCTGATTTTGATGCTGATGTTGCTGATCCCAACACTGATACTTCTGTGGATGATTTTAGACAAGACCTCGAAATAAAGGTGACAAAAGTTTCTATGGGAGCTTTAACTAAAAAGTAATACAATCCCTTAGTGCCAACTAAATATAATCGGCAAGTAAATGATAGATTTAATTAAATTAGAAAACATAATTAAAAATCATACGATTAACTTAAAAGAAGAAGATGTTTTAAATTTTTTAAAGATAAAACACAGGTGGCCTTTTAGATATTTAGGAGGTCAACCTTCTGTTGAAATAATAGCTGAAGATGGTTCTTCAGTATCTGCTGTTTTTTTTCAACTTGATAGTTACTTAAATTATGAGAAATGGAAACATTTTTATGATTTAGGTTTTACGACAATAATATCTAATACATTTGACTTAAACGATGAGCTTAGAAATTTAAATAAAAAACTTACCGATGAAACTGGGTTAAGATTAAATTGTAATATGTATTTTTCTAAGCCTGGTAAGCTTCCGAGTTTTCCATATCACGACCATAAATATGATGTTATAGTTAAACAAATTTATGGATCTTCTGAATGGAGACTAGGTGATAAATATTTTACGCTCACATCTGAAAATACTTGTATTATTCCTAAAAATACATCACACCAAGTTTTAAGTAAAAATGAAAATAAATTATCTTTAACAATAAATATAGAATGAAACTAATACAAGAAGAAAATTTTTTTCCTAATTTAAATTTTATTTTACCGGAAATAAAAAAAATAAAACTTTATTATCCAAAAGAACAAGAAAAATTACAAAACCAAAAAGCTAATTGGCCAGGTTTAAGAAGTTTATCTTTAGGAACAACCAATCCTATTTTTCATGAATACATTATATCTTTATTACAACAAAAAAAATTATTAGATAAAGGGTATTGGGAAATTGCATCGTTTGTGCATTTGAGATTAAAAGAAGATGATTTAAAGGATTGGATCCACAAGGATTCTGAACATGTTGCTGGTTTAATATATTTATCTGAAACTAATTTTAATTCTGGGACTTATTTATATGATGAGAATGAAAACTTGATTAATGATATCAAATTTGTTAAAAACAGATTTATTATGTACGATGGAAAATACAATCACAAAGGTTATGGGCACCATGGTGATTCGATAGAAAACGGAAGATTGACTGTAAATTTATTTATGAAAAAAAAAGAATAATGCAACCCCGAGGAGCCACTGAGCTACAAATGGAAATGCTCTACAAGCATGTTCCTAAAGAACTGCTTGATCAAGTACAAATATGTACTTCCATTCCAGGCAAGGTTCCAATTGATCCAAACAAACTAAACATTCTTTGGCAAAAAAATTCTTGGGATCAACCTAATCTACAGCCTTTTTTTAGAAATAAAGAAAAGCACAAAGAATACGATTGGTACGTATTTAATAGTCATTGGAATTATGAAAAATTTAGATACGCTTTTGATATTCCAACTGATAGATCTGTCGTTATTAAAAATGGAATTGAAACTTTTCCAAAAAGAAAAATTTATCAAAAAGGTGATCCAATAAAATTAATTCACCACTGCACACCATGGAGAGGTTTGAACGTGGTGCTTAGAGCTATGCAAGAAATTAAAGATCCTTCTATTAGTTTAGATGTTTATAGTTCAACACAAGTTTACGGTGATGAATTTAAGAAACAAAATGATGATCAATTTAAACCACTTTACGAACAAGCTGAACAATTAGCTAATGTAAATTATATTGGCTACAAACCTAATGAATATATAAGAGAAGTAATGCCTAGTTAGGATATGTTTGTATAT